CTTGGCTAACATGCTTCCACGTATGACTTCACCAGTTACACTAAGAGCAAGCGGTACACCAAAATCAATTGCTGACCACGCAAGTAGTGCTGCAGTAAATCCAAGCCATGGAGAATCAGTAAGAAAAGCGGAAAATGTTTTTATGCCTGCTCCAATTGCAGCATAATCTATTCCTTCAACAAACTCTGTAAACTTGCCGCCTGTCCATTGATCTACTATGCCTCTAACAACATTAAATCCAACAAATGCAATTGCGGCACCTTTTAATAGTTTAGTAAAGAAGCTTAACGGGTTTGTAAATACCTGTCCTGTAATTGTTTTATTTTTTAAATAATCTTGTGCTTTTTCTGAACGTTCCTTTCTTCTTTTATCTGCGTCGTCTTCCTTTCTTTTTTGTTCAACCTGAGCTCTTAACTTTTCATCTTCTAAATTATTTTTAATATTTAATTCAGCAGCTTTCTTTTGTAATTCAATTGTTTCTTCGTCAAGACCTAGAGCCCGTAATTGTTCTTCATCAAATTGAACTTTAGGTGGTTCTAATGTTGTTTGCTCTGCTTGCGGTAATGGCCCATTGAACGTATTAGGATTTGCTCCTAGCATTTGTCCAAACGTCTTATTTAGATTAGCAAGTTCATTTTGTATACCTTGAAAGAGTACACCAAATTTTTCAAGATTAACATTAACTTGTTTAATTGAATTTTTGCCGTCGCCACCATTACGCGTAAGGCTGCCCTCTCGCTTGAGACGATCTAAAATTGCTGTTGTATCTTTACTTATTTCCGCCATTTTAATTTATTACCTTTTTGCGTTATCCCTTGCTTCTTTTTGTCGTTCTATGAAATCTAATAACATTTGAAAATATAAATCTCTTTCGTATGGTATCAGACCTTCAATATCGCTAATACTCCATTTATGATGTTGTGCTAAACCGAAAATAGATTGATAATAATGCCCTAGGCTCATGTGACTAAGGCTTATGTAAAAAAACTTCGCATCCCCTCAATTACAAATATTTTTTCCTCATCATTACTATTTGTATATTTAATTTCTTGTCTAAGCTTTGGCATTGTTTCAAAGAAATAAGATATCTTTTTAACTATATCGCCTGTTAAGTTATCCATAAATTCAGCAATGTCTTCTTCAGTATAATCATCAAAATCATGTACTTCATCTTCAGTTGCTAACTTATCTAAACAAGAAACCATAATAACATAATTAACTAACGGGTCTGCTGGGTCCATTCCAACTATCTTTGTAAAGTCATCAATATTTGGATACTTTAAATATAAAACCAAATCATCGTTAATTCTAATTTCTTTGCTATGATTCGGATCTCTCAATACTTCCATTGCCTCAAGATCAAAATCAAGAGGAATAGATTCTTCCGTATCTGGATCTGTAATTGTAAATTGTGCAGTATTATTTACTGCGGTCGCTCTTAGCTTTAAAAATATGTATTCTAAATCTAACATTGATATTTCTTCAATTGGTTTATCAAATAAACAGTTATTTACTACTTGTTTAATTGCCACCATTTCTACCAGCGGATCTTTTGATTCTGCTGCGACTAATAATATCTTTTCTTCTTTTACTGTAAACGGTCTATATAAAACTTGACTCTCATCGCTGGGTAAAGTTATTGTGTTTAACGGTAAATCAATTTTTGGTAATGCCATAATATATTTCCTATTGGTTATCCTTTAGTGGGAATGTTATCAGATACATTATCTAACGCGTTCCCGATTCTCTGTAATTTGTTAACTGCATCTTGTATGCTTCTTGGTTTGCCTGATTTTAATGTACCTCTTACAGTATCAGCAAACCCTGCTACATCTCCAAGAAGGTCAAGTAAACCTGCACCTCTTATTGAACGTGATCCTGTATGTCCTGCTTTATCTGCAGAATATTCGTACTCGTCAAATGCAAACTGTACTTGTATTGTTAAAAACGTATCTTGACCATCCCAGGCCAAGTCTATTCCACTTACTGAAACTGGATACGCATTTTGTAATTTTGCCGAGTAATAAGACTTCGGATTGCTGTCAGTAGAAAAATGTTTAATTTCTAAATCGCAAACATAGTTATCTTTAAATCCAACTTCATGTCTTAGCTTGCCTTCGTATTCAGAATGCATACCACCAGAAGAACTGTAATTTAAAACTTGGCGAAGCCAGTAGTGAAAGAATCTTAATGTATGATGATCTGAATCACACATAAACGTTGCTGTAATTGGACCAGGTGTATTTAAGCTACTCGGAATAATTTTTGATAATTGACCAACGTAATCGTAGGTCGTTGTATTTATCTGCACACCAGGAAAAGCAATTGCATTACAAAACATAGTAAACGTTCTTGCATCAAATTTACCTTTATCAGCTTCTGTCGCGGTTGCTAAGAATCTAGGATTAGTCATCATGACTTCAAAAAGATTCGCCTTTGCTGGGCCGCCGAGACCTTCAAAAGTTGATTTAAATTTACTAATATTAAACGCCATTCTTAACTCCTAGCAATCTTTCTTGAATCAGCCCACACAACGCCTTGACTTTGTTTCTGAAACGATTGTACTGGTAAAAATAATGCGGTGTCCCACTCGGACGCGTTAATCTTAATAAACCTAGATCTAACTTGTTTGGCTAAATACATTTTAACCGTAGGTTTAAAGAACCGAAGATTTGAAGAACTATTTAATATCTTATAACTAATATTCAATACGGTATTCTCGTCGTATGACTTATCAGAAGAAACTGTATATAACGCATCCATTAATTGTGCTCTCATCTTCGGTGGCAAATAATGCATATTCATTCCAAGTATACCACCCTTTACCTTATTTATTGGAAATATCAGAGGGAACCGATCGTAATACGGTAAAGTATCTTTATGTTTAGGATCGTACTCAAAAAAGTACATTGAGCCATAAACAGAATCACCACGTAATTGAGTCTTTGCTCTTCCTTTATCTGTTGTACTTAATAAAGCCTCAGAGGTAATTTCTTTACCTGCTTTTGTTTTAGCCTGATTACGATACCACTCTCGCGCAGCTTGCGAACGAGCAGGCATTTGTCCTTGTCGTATACCCTTTGCTAATATGTCTGAAAATAAAGTTGCCACTTATCGTGCTCCTGGAATATGATGTTCTGTCATAATTGTAAAATGCCATCCTCGGTCAGCGCAAAAGTTCTTTGCTGCTTTCCATTTTGCGTCGTTAACGCCCCATGCTTTAACTTCATTTAAATACCTTCTTGATACTCTGCCTGTCTTTGTTTTATTCTTATTCTTTGGATCCGGTGGTCTACATTGAGAACTTGGCTTAATTTCAATCATAATTGTTTGAGGATTACCCAAGTTATCTTTCTTATGTACTATTACATCAGGAAAGTACCGATGTATTCTACCATCTATTGGAGATCTATATGGAACAATGACTTCTTCTGATTGCCACCATATCACATCGTTGTGTTGATCCATCCATTTAAACACTTTAAACTCCCACAAAGACCTATAAATAATTTTTGTAGGGTCACCTTTATACTTTGTAGGATGTTTTGGTCTAAATCTACCCTTATATGCCATGATATACTTCCGATTACTGTTATAAATAATAAATTAACTATATACATATTTATTAAGATTCGTCGGAACTTATTGAGGAAAATTTATGGCAAGACCTAACTTGGAAACGAGATTGGACAACAGGGATGGAATAGATCGCCTTCAATGGCCTAGTGGCCAGTTCCCGCACGGTATTCAATTTATATTTAAAGATTACGATTATGGTGACTTCATATCAAAGTCTCCGGTTGGCAACTTGTCCGGCGATGGCGAAGGTGGTGGTACTAGGTGGACGACTGCCAATCAGCGGAGAGCAACAGAAAAATCTGCGTTTGTTTTAGAATTACCATTCCCAAATACATTAACCGACTCAACAGGCGTACAAATAAGTTCTTTTGAACGAGGGTTCATTGAAGAGTTCCTTACAGGACAAGCAGTTGCTGCGGCAGACAACCCTATTCAAGCAGCAAAAGATATGGGCGAGGCAATTGCTAACGCAGCGGGTGGTGTAGTTTCAGGAAAGATGTTTGAAGGTGGTGACGGAAGTACGGGTGCAATGTTTAAAAGATTAATTGGTACCTTAGGAACAAGTGTACTTGGTCAATTAGGCCTTGGAGAAAAGTCAATCGGTGCTGCACTAGGATCAGTACAAAATCCTCTTACTACTTTACATTTTAGTGGAGTTGATTTAAGAAACTTTGCGTTCTCCTGGTCAGTATATCCAGCAAATTCTC